GCGTGTCGGTGTGGCCAGTGGGGTAGGTGACGTACTTCATGGTGTCGGCCAGACTGTCCACCGCACTCTTGACGGCGCTCTTGTAGTCGAACGCGCCGCTGCTCACCTTGAGATGGGCACGGTCGAGAGCGGCTTCAAACTGGCCGCTGACGGTGTTTGCCGTGGTGGCGGTCAAGTTGTGGAAGGTTCCGGCGGTCTGCTGATAGCCAGCGTTGAGCAGGGCCTGCAGGGTCTCATTCTCGGCAAAGGGCGTGGGCTCCTTGCCGTAATGATAATAGATCTCGTCCTCGGCCTCCATGGCCTGGGTGGCCGCTTCCTGCATGAGCCGCCGGATCTCGGCTTCGCTCTTGCCAGTGTAACGGGCCAGCTTCTTTACCACGTCCTGCCGGAGAGCTTCGGTCTGTTCATACCGCCACAGCTGCCAGTTGGCCGTGGGGGTCAGGGTGTCCATTTTGGAGATGCGCCGGGCCACGGCCCGCAGGATATCGTCCTCGACCTGCTGCAAGAGCAGCACAAGCCGGTCGGGTGCGTGGTCGAGATAGTCCGGGGCCAGCATCAGGCACCCCCGCCGAAGGTGAGAGCGTCATCGGTCCGGTTCTCGGCATCGGCTTCGGCGGCAATGGCCTTTGCGTCTGCCTCGCTGTATCCCTCAAACTCCACCAGATACCGCCAGAATGGGAACTTCCCGGCGGTAACGTATCCCCAGAACATTTGTTTGCGCTCCTTGGGGTCTGAGATGATGGAATCATCGAAATCGAAGGTTACGTTGCACTCGCCCGGCAGAGGAACCGACGCACCGCTGCGCCATGCGGCATCCAGCAGGACGTTCACGGCATAGACCAGATCAGTGATTGCTGTGCCGAGGGCCCGTTGCAGGTCTTTGACGGTGGTATAGCTGCGCTGCTTGCTGGAGCGGATCTCCTCGGCGGTCTTGTCCACGTTCTGCGGGTCAGACAGGGTACCGTAGGCAAGTCCGCACTGAAATTCGATGCGCTTGAGCATGGAATCCAGCCCTTTGCGGTAGCTCTCATCCCGCAGGGTTGGGGCAAACACCTCGTAAAGGTTCCGACCGCCGGAGACGCTGCCATTGATCCAGTTGCGGTAGAGCCGCTGTTCCCGCAGGGGCATCGTGGAACCGCCGTCAGAGCCCGGGCGCAGGGCGGTCTGGTCTACATCAAGAGCCAGCTGGCCGCCGCTGTACTCCCAGAGCAGTGCGCCATACTGCTCATCTGCATCCCGGATGATGTCCACTGCCGGAGCGTACACGCTGACACCCAGCGGGGAATGCCGGTCAGCGGCGTTGCCCTTGGGAGCCTTGAAATAGCCCCACAGCGGCCTGCTCACGCCGGTGAACTCCGTATGCGGGGCCAGTGCAGCCCACTCCGCAACGTCGGTCAGCGGAACTTCGACACCGATGTCAGCGCTTGTCATGGAACGGAACGCCTTGACGGTGACGGTATATTTCCCGCCGGAAAACTCGTGGTTTTCCAGCCGGGTGTAGATGCGGTCACCCCTTACAAGATGATCGTAAAAAATAGCCCCGGTCATACGTCCGGAGCTATCAAAGCGGGTGGGACAGAAGCAATCCCCCTGCACCACATCGATCTGGATGCGGCCCTCAGGGTCGAGATAGGGCCGGAACAGTACCCCACCAAGGGCACAGCCGTACTCCACGGGAATGCGCAGAGCTGCAACAAATGGCTTGAGCAGCGCATTGATGCTGTCCGCCCGGGCACTGCCGGAGACAAGGCATTCCATTTCCAGCGTGGTCAGCCGGGCCAGCTCGGCGGCAATGCTCTGCGGCAGGCCAAGACTGTGCAGCGGGTCTTTGCCGCCGTGGCACCATGGGCCGCCGGTATCGTACATCTGCGCCCAGAGGGTGATGGCACTCTCCATGGGGGCAGACACGCTGACGCTGATGGGAGTGTCCTCCCCGAACCAGAGCCGGGCCTTCTCCCGCAGCCACGAAAGCAGTTTGTCAAACATTACTTGGCTCTCCAATCTGCCCAGCGGATGAGCGGGGCGAATATCGTGTAACAGAAATAGCGGATATCATCCATGGCATGGTCGTTCTCTTTCACGACCCTGTCCTCCTTGGCCTTGTCATCCCAGGAGTAGGCACCGAACTCCCGGCGGGAATCGGTGCAGCTTTCATGGATCTGGACAAGTCCGGCCTGCATCAGGGATGCCACGCAGCGGATGCCGTTCAGAACATCGTTGTCTGCGGGGATGACCTGATACCTGCCGTGCCGCCGGATGGTCTCGATAAAAGATGCGGCAGACGGGTCTACGCACACGGCCTGAATGTAATAGCCTTTTGTAAGCCGCTCAAGCTCGGCGTAGTGCTCCTCATCGGTGCGCTGCACGCGCTGTTTGCGGCTGTCAAAATAGCTCTCCCGGATACGCAAGGCCCTGCCCTCGTGTATGACCCACAGGCCCATGGAACAGGGGTTGTGGGTGCCGTAGTCGATGGACACATAGAACCGTCCGTCCACACCTGCCGCGCTGCCGTGGAAGAGATAAGGATCCGGGCAGAGCGAAAAGAAGGGATAGATCAAACCAGACGCGTTGCACCAGTTGCCCAAAATGAAGCGGTCGTAATAGACAGTCCCGGCCAGCTCGTGCTTCAGGTGCTCCACGAACTCCTGCGGGAGAAAGGGGTTGTCGTCGATGGTGGAGGTCTGGCAGAAGATGTCCACCTCGGGGTCATCGATGAACTTTTTGAGAAAATGCTCCTGACTGTCCGGGTTAGCTGTGCCGTCGAAGTGGGAATGAGGACAGCGCAGGCGGGTCTTGAGCATCTGGAACACGTCTTCATCCCAGGTGGTCATCTCATCGCCGTAACCGTACTCGATGGTCATGCCCTGAATACGGGCAACGTGTTTTTTGCTGTCCGCGCCCAGAATGTGGACCCGGCGGCCAAACAGCCGGGCAGTGTTGTCGCTGCTGATGGTTCCCACAAGGGCCTCGCCCCAGATCTCTCGCATGGGGTCCAAAACGTTCCGGCTGATGGTGCCCTGTGTGTTGCCCAGCATTACCGCTGCGCCCTCACCCCGCAGAGCCAGAAGGCGCTGGGGAATGACCACGGCATAGTCCAGCCAGCTCTTGCCGGAACCGGTAGCCCCAACTTTCAGGTTCCACCGGTGTGAACAGGAAGCAAGATATTCTTTCTGCTTAGTCGATAACACTGTCTACTCCTCCCAGGATCTTGCGGGCCTCGGCCAGCTGATCAGAGGCATCGCCGGACACGCCATTGAACATTCCCAGGTGCCGCCCCAACAGATCCAGGGCTTTCAGCTTGTCGGCCAGCTTGACCTCCTGCTCCAGACCGTCCTCTCCGAAGGTCTTGACCTTGACCGACTGCACAGCAGCCAGATCGTCCGGTGCGGCATCGCTTTTCAGGGAAGCCGTCCTAGCATCGATGAGGTCGCCCGCGTTGACGAACGCCACCTTGGCCAGCTCTCGCACCACCCGGTCAGCGGATACGCCGGTGCGGCGGCTCTGCTCGGCCTGAAGCTGTGCGATGCGGTTCTGGATACTAACATTCGCTAACAGCCGTGCCGCCTGCTCGTTGGCCGTCTTTGGGGAGTATCCGGCACGGATGGCCGCCTGGGTCGCGTTCAGGTCGATCATATATTCTTCACAGAACCGCGCCTGCTTGTCGGTCATCCTCACCACCTCTCTCGTTGTCAGGGTACAAAAAAGCCGCCCCGGGATGGCCCGGAACGGCAAGTGTGATCTTTGAAAGCAGCCCGCAAAGCACAAGAAGGAGAAAAATGCTGTTAAGCGGCAAAAGGTCCAAAAGGAGCAATTCATTATGAGGGGGTACTCAGGAGGCTGCTTTGAAGCGGCGCACCGCTTTGCGCGGTTCCGCTTGTACCCAGAATATCACAAATGGGGTGTTTTGCACATGGATGCAGGATGGATGTGATGTGGAATCATTCCAGTGTATCCCAGAGCAGAGCCAGCCGCTCACAGCCCCGGCGGATGATCTTTGAGACCTCGGAATTTTCGCACAGCCCCAGAGCTTCCACGATGGCGGGCTGGTGCTTGCTCTCGATGTAAAACATCCGGATGCAGTCTCCCTGCCGGATTGTCTCGGGGTCTACGGCCCCGGTGTAGGCCCTGCAGGTGGCATTCATCTTCAACAGTGCAAGGCGCTGCTCCATCTGCTTCAGCTCCCGTTCCTCTGCATCCAGCCGGGCAACGGCATCTCCGACCTTATCACCGGAACTTCCGCCCGTGGGCATTCCGTTCAGGCTCTGGGTGCATTTCTCGGCAGCATCCCGGATGCGCTGGATCTTCTGCTTCTGGGCCTTCACGGCGGCAGCACCGTCCCGGCACTGCTGGAACCATGCCTTGACCGTTTTGTAATCCGTCATCCCCACACCTCCACACGCACGAACACACCGCAAGGGTCCGACCAGAACTTCTCCACGATCTCGCTGCACACCTGGGCATCATCGTGCCAGAAGTGCAGGCGGGTCATCTCGTCCTTGAGGGCCTTTTCCAGATTGTCGGTGTCAGGTTTGGAGGTGCGCCAGCTGCCGTCCGGGCGGCCCTCGGTGGCAAAGCACCACTTGACCACCAGCCGCACTGGCTTCCCGGCGGGCACGGGCTGATCCGGTGCATGGGGTGCCAGGTAGGCGTGGAGCTTGGCCCGGGCGGCTTTCAGTTCGGCGCTGTCGTGGAGCACGGCACAGGGCTTGCCGCCCTTCATGTAGGCGTGCAGCTCCTTGGCGTTGTGGGTGGTGGTGGGCGGCTTCATGGGCAGGAAGAATTGAGCAATGGGCAAAAATTGCACGTTCGTTTCACCTCGTTCTTTCTTTTTGTTCGGCCAACGTGATGGGGAGGGTTCCCCGGAGGGATGGGGGCTGTGTTCGCCCCATCCTCTGGGAGACCCCATCACACATGCTGCAGTTATAGCTATTATATATAGGCTATTTTGCACTGCAAAATTTGCAGTCATAGCGGCTATAACTGCAAAATTGCAGTTTTTGCTGTCGTGCAAAATAGCGGCTATAACTGCATTTTTATAACAAATTGTAATTTTAAAATATACAATTCGTTTAACCTGCGCTGCCGGGCTCCTTGCGTCCGACTTTTTCGCCGTCGATCCAGAACCGCCCGTCATCCTTCAGGCGGGTCTTGACGGTGCGGGGCTTCAGATCCATGTACTCGGCCAGACTGTAAACAGTCACTTCGCTATCCATCATGCAGGCTTCAAAGGCGGTGTCCAGCTCGGCCTTTTTGTCCTTGCTGACTTTGTCCTTATTGCCCCAGCGCTTGGATGCGCCCCGGGTACCCAGTGACTTGTAATCGCTGTCCGGCTGCAGATCCTCCAGCAGGCCGGTGTCCGGCTTGTGGACAGGGTAGTCGAACCAGAGATTCACAGGGTCGAAGCGGGCGAACTCGCGCAGGGTGCCCTCAATGCGCCAGGCGGTCATGCTGTCTGTCAGCTTCTGGGCGGCGGCGATCCGGGCATCGATGGCCCGCAGATCGGCCATGCCAAGGTGTTCTTTGGCAATGGCCAGCATCCGGCTTTTGCTCAGGGCATCGTCCGGGCCGTAGGCATCGGCATGGCCGCGCTTGTCCAGCATGTCCTTGAGCACCCGGCAGGCGGCCTTGTTGTGGAGCTGCTCCAAAATGGCCACGGTCGGGGTGAGCTCAGTCATATCCAGCATGGCATCCGGGTCACGGGCAAACACGCCGGAGCCGCTGGCGCGGTCCATGCTGCGCTTGCCGCCCTGGGCACCCTTGGAGTGGTGGTGGCAGTAGATCACGGCACAGTCCAGCGCGCGGCAGACAAGGTCAAATTGGTTGCAGAACTTTGCCATCTGGTCGGCGCTGTTCTCGTCGCCGGTGATGACCTTGTAAATGGGGTCCAGAATGACGGCAGTGTAGCCTTTCTTACCCGCCCGGCGGATGAGCTTGGGGGCCAGCTTGTCCATGGGGACGGAAGCGCCGCGCAGGTTCCAGATGTCAATGTTCCTCAGGTTCTGCGGGGGCAGGCCGAGGGCGGTGTACACATCCTTGAAGCGGTGCAGGCAGGAGGCCCGGTCCAGCTCGAGGTTGATGTACAGCACCTTGCCCTGCGCACAGGAAAAGCGGCCCAGCCAGGGCGTACCCTCGGCAATGGCGATGCACAGCTCGATCAGGGCAAAGCTCTTGCCCGCCTTGCTGGGGCCTGCCAGCAGCATTTTGTGACCCTTGCGCAGCACCCCGGTGATGAGGGCATCGGCCAGCGGCGGCAGGTCATCCCAGTCATCAGCCAGACTTTCGGTTTCAGGCAGTTCATCGGTCTCGGCTTCCAGCCAGTCCCGCCACTCGTCCCAGCAGCTTTTGCCGATGTTGGTCTCCAGCAGGGTCTGCCGCTGGCTGCCGCGCAGGATGCCGGGCATCCGGGAAAGGCGGCTGGGGTTGCGGTTCTGCTGGTCGAGGGTCAGACCATTTTTCTGGCAGGCGGCATAGAGGTAATCCACCCGCTTGCGGTATTCGGTGTAATCCGGGGCATCCACCTTGACGATGGCGTGGACGCTCTTGCCGCCGGAGTAGACCAGGGCGGCACAGGGCAGCTCCAGCTGCTTGATGATGGCCTGCTGCCTGCCCAGATCCATGTTGTCGCATTCCACCAGAGCGTAGCGGTAGGCGGTGATGTTGGCATCCTTGCGGCCCGTTCCGTCCACCGGGTTGAAGCAGATCCACGCGCCCACCTCGGGGTCGCAGTCGCCCACCACCTTGCCGATGTCCCCGCCGCAGGTGTCCAGCTCTGCGATGAGCTGGCCTGCGGTGCGGTCCCAGCAGCCTCTGGTGGGGCGGCGGCGGTCGTCGGCCATGAAGCTCTCGGTCACATAGGCCACGTGCTCGTCCTGCTCAAAGAGGGCCTGCAGGTAGCGCCTGAGCTGGTCAACTGGGTCCCACTGCTCAGGCAGAGCCAGATCGTGGGATTCCACCCACCGGGGGTCCACCAGCTGCCCCTCCGTTCTGGAGGAACCGGTGGTGAGCTCGTCGCCCCAGTCCAGCGCGTGTCCCGCGGGGCCGCTCCATCCGTGGCTGTAGGCCAGCTGGAAAATGCTGCTCTCGGTGACAGGCTTTGTGCTGCCGTGAAAGCTCTCCCACTTCCGGGCACACTCACCCTTGTGGTAGCGGCCCCCGTCCCGGGCGCTCCATGCTTCCCAGACGGTGACGGGCAGGCCCGCTTCCTTGAGGCCCATGCCCACCATCGTCCACTCCTCATAAGTCAGGGAGGCCGGGGAAATGAAGTCCAATGCTTCTTTGAGTTCGATCTCATCATTCATCTGCGTTACCATACATCCCATGCGGGTGTTTCAGGCGGGGCGGGCGGCGTATAGGTGCTTGGGGTAACACCCTTGGGCACACCCCGCCAGCCCTGGGCCGCAATGCGGTCGATCATGTGTTTGGCCTGCTCAAAACTCCATGTGCCCACATGCTGGAAGCCGTATTTTTCCAGACAGCGGATCTGCTTGGGTGTGGTGAGGCCTTCGTCCCGGCGCTTGTGCAGCCGGTCCAGCAAAAGGCTGGCCTTGCCCGCCGATTCCACCGCATCCGGCAGAATGCCCAGCTTTTCGAGGGCTGCGGTCTGCTGTTTGGTGGGCGGACCGGCTTCCCATCCAAAAGCCGGTACATAGCCGGACAGGTCCTCGGCCTGAATACTCATTTCGTATTGGAGCGGGTCCACCAGCTTTGCCTTCTTCCGGCGCTGTTCAGCCAGCTGCTTTGCAAGGGCTTCCTCTCTCTGGGCCACCACGTCCTCGCTGGCCTGGGCGGCGGCTTCCTCGATGTCCTCAGGACAGCCGGTCCCGGCAAGGTTTTCGGTCATCTGACGGGCCACGGCCCTGTCCTCGCACACAAGGTCTGCCGGGCGGCAGAGCTCATGCTTGTCGGTCATCCACAAAAAGTCGAGGAGCAACAGGTCGGTCTTGCCCTCGGCCAGACGTGTGCCGCGTCCCACCATCTGGCTGTACAGGCTGCGCACTTTGGTGGGCCGCAGCACCACCACACAGTCCACGCTGGGGCAGTCCCAGCCCTCGGTGAGCAGCATGGAATTGCAGAGCACGTTATACTTCCCGGCATCGAAGTCGGCAAGCACTTCCTTTCGGTCGGCACTCTGGCCGTTGACCTCGGCGGCCCGGAACCCCTGTGCATTCAGCAGATCCCGGAACTTCTGGCTGGTTTTGATGAGGGGAAGGAACACCACCGTCTTGCGGTCCCTGCATCGCTGTGCCATCTCAGCGGCGATCTGCTCCAGATACGGGTCCAGCGCCGTGCCAAGTTCCCCCACGGCGTAGTCGCCGCCGCTGAGGGCCACGCCGGAGATGTCCAGTTTCAGGGGAATGGTCTGGGCCATGATCTTGCACAGATAACCCTCTTTGATGGCATCGGTCAGCTTGTACTCATAGGCCAGGCTGTCGAACACCTCCCCCAGGTTCCGCATGTCGCCGCGGTCTGGGGTGGCGGTCACACCCAGCACCTTTGCACTCTCGAAGTAGTCCAGGATGCGGCGGTAGCCGTCGGTGATGGCGTGGTGGGCCTCGTCGATGATGATGGTGCCGAAGTAGTCCCGGGGAAAGCGTTCCAGCCGAGCGGAGCGCTGCAGGGTCTGCACGCTGCCCACCACCACCCGGAACCAGCTGTTCAGGCAGGTGGACTCTGCCTTTTCCACGGCGCTGACAAGGCCGGTGGAACGCTGGAGCTTGTCAGCTGCCTGTTCCAGCAGTTCGCCACGGTGGGCCAGGATGAGCACCCGGTCCCCGGCACGCACCTGATCGGCGGCAACGGAGGCGAACACGATGGTCTTGCCGGTGCCGGTGGGCAGCACCAGCAGCGTGCGCAGACGGCCCTGCTCCCACTGGGCGTGGATGCTGTCCCGGGCGGCCTGCTGATAGGGGCGCAGGGATTGGATGTTCGCCATTAGAATGCCCCCTGTGTCCAGCCCTGAGCGGGTGCGGCCTTAGGTTCCGGCGGCGGCAGGAAGCGAGTGACCTCATTGCTCTGGCCGGTCTTACCTGCGTTGGGGCCGCTCTGCTTGGTGTACTCCCGGATGCCCAGACGGCACCAGCCCCGGGCACCCACCACCTCGTTCCAGCGGGGGCGGAAGGTCTCACCGCGCTTGCACTGGCCGATGCTCTCGAAAAAAGCACCCAGCAGGCCCTGGGTCTTGGTGTGCAGATACAGGCGGTCGGTGACGGTGGCATCGCCCTTGGTTCCGCCGAAGATCTTCAGGGTCAGCTTTGCCATGGAGCAGGGCGGGAGCTTGGCACTGCCCTCAAAGCGGGCACGCTCCATGCCGGTGACCTCAAAGGCATAATCGCCCTCGGGCAGGAGCACGAACTCCTGCTGTTCGTTGGTGAATTCGTCGTCCCAGTTCAGGGCGCGGTCGGTGTTCATCTCATTCATAAGTAAAAGCTCCTTTCAAAATCATCAAAACGGCAGGTCACGGCTGTCCAGCACCATCTGCAGCACCTGGGGCCATGCGGCTACCAGACAGCCCTCTACGAAATCGGCCGGGTAATCCCGGATGGGCATATCCTCGGGGAAATAGCCCCGCTTGCCCACCACAGCCTGCAGCTCCTCCGGTGTGACGTTGTTGGCACTCATCAGGGAAGCCAGTTTTTCCGGCACGCCCAGCGCGATCAGGTCCGGTGTGAGCAGAGCTTCGGGCACTTCCTCGCGGGGAGTCTGGGGCTGCGGAGCCGGAGTGGGCAGGATGTCAGCTTCCGGCTGGGGGCTCGGTTCCGGATTCGGCTTCGGTGCAGGTGCAGGTGTGGTGCCGGGGATGCAGGCGGCGATGCCGGCGTAATCAAAAGGCATCTCATCGGGCAGTCCGAAGCGGTTCTTGGCATCCCAGCAGGGGTGATGGGTGGTGTACATGACCCGGCGGCCGCCGGTGACCTTGTTTTTTGCGTTGGGGGCGCTGCTGCTCTTTTCCACCACGGTTTTGTAGTTGACGAACAGCAGCATGTCGCACCACTCCCGGATCAGCGGCTCCACCTGCTTGGTGGTCTTCATGGTCCAGCGGTCGTAGCTGCCCGCCGCGTCCGGCTGCTCGAACTTGGTGATGGCCGCGTGGGCAAGGACCAGAACATTGTGTCCGGTGTTCAGCACCTCTTCCAGCGCGTCCAGCAGCTTGCCGAACTCCTCCTTCAGGTAGGTGTAGCCTTTGCCGTAGCCAAAGCCCTCCAGTCCGTCTACCTTGGCCTTGGCGCAGACGGCATCAATGGCCAGCCGTTCGGCCCAGTCGGCAGTGTCGATGACCAGCGTGCCGCAGGGGATGTTCCCCCTGCGCACCTCGGCCACCTCGTCCAGCAGCATGGCCCAGCTGGTGGGCTGAGGCAGGCGCTTGACATTCAGCCGCTTTGTGCCGCCTTCGGTGTCGATGAACACCGGGTCGGGGAAGTGGGAGGCAAAGGTGCTCTTGCCGATGCCCTCGGGGCCATACAGCACGGTTTTGACCGGGGAATCCTGCACCCCGGAGGTGATGGCATACTTGCTCATTCAGAACGCTCCTTTCGTCCAGCTCCTGGGCTGGGGCTTTTCGGTGACAGGCGGCTCGGCATCTTTTACCATGCCGTCTTCGATGATGATCTGGCACTCGCTGCCGGTGGAAACGCGGGTGGCGATGGCCTGCAGGTGCTCTGCTTCCAGCCAGCGGCCAAACTCGGTCAGGGTGGTCATGTCCATCTGCTCCAGCTTGTCCAGCAGTACAAAACCGCAGTCCGGGTTCAGGCGGCGGACGATGGCGGCAGCCACCCGCAGCTGATCGCTGCCGGACATATCCCGCCAGTGCTTTCCTTTATAAATAAGGGCACCGTCCTCCACGCTCAGCTCCGGCAGGGGCAGGTCAGCACCGTTCAGCAGGGCCATACGGTCGGCCCGCTTCTGAGTGATGGCTTCGGTGAGCTTGTCGTAGTCGCTGGCATACTGGGCAGCCTCGTCCTCGGCACGGGCCTTTTCCAGATTGGCACGCACCTTCTGGTTGGTCTCCTCGATGCCCTGGATGGATGCCTCCAGCTCTGCGGTGGATTCGTCCTGCAGATTCTCGGCAGAGGTCTGGGCGATTTTTACGTCGGCCTGCATCGTGGTCAGCCGCTGCTTTTCCGTGCTCAACTGAAATTCAAGGTCTGCAACCACTTTTTTCTGCCGTTCAAGCAAATCTGTGAGCTGAACTAATTGATTGCGCTTGCGCTGGTTCTCGCCGTTGCGGGCGAGGATCTCCTGCTGCTGGTGGATGAGGTCGGAGGCGCTGACAGGTTCCTCCGGGGCTTCCGGGTAGTAGATCAGCTCCTCGGCAAAGTGCTTTTTCTGCTGGGCCAGCTGGCCGGTGAAGGTGCGCTTGTCATACAGGGACTTGATCTCCAGATCCCGGACGTGCAGCTCGGTGCCGATGCCGATGATGCGCAGCAGGATGTCCGCTTTCTCCTTGTCGGATGCTTCCATGAAGCGGGGCAGGTCAAGGGCCAGCGGCTCGATAAAGGCGTTGAGCAGCTGCTGGCCGCTGCGCCGCCCGGTGGGGTCGGTAACGGTCAGGGTGCTGTTTTTGCCCTTGCGCTCCACCACCACACCGTTGGAAAGGGTGACCTTGAGATGGGCGGGAGCCACGGCCCCGTCCCGCTGTGCGGCATTGGGGCGGAAGCGGTCGCCGCCCAGGGCCCAGGCAAGGGCATCCAGCACACTGGTCTTGCCCTGATTGTTATTGCCGCCCACGAGGGTGAGCCCAGTGGGGGCAGGGGTGAGCGCAACTGCTTTGATGCGCTTGACGTTTTCGGCCTCAAGGGCCGTGATGGTTACAGACATCTGGATACCTCCCCTTGGATCTGTCCGAGTGTGTGAATGAGCATATTGGTCAGTTGCTCCCGCTGTTCGGACGGAAGCCTGCGGAGGGACGGAACCACCATTTTGCCGATGTTCTGGAGAGAGCGGTCGGCCAGCAGCACGTTGTCATAGGAGCTGTGGGCATCCTGTTCACTGCCGGAAGAGGCCTGTTCCAGCTGTGCCCGCAGGTCGGCGGTCATCTCGGCGGCCATTTCCCTGGCCTGACGCTCCACCTCTTCCTTGTCCACCACCGTGGTGATGGGCTGCTTCTTGAGTGCGTCGTTCTCGGCCTTGAGCTTGTCGCCCCGGAGCTTGGCTGCTTCGGCCATCTGCCGGGAGCCCTCCAGCTGCTTCTCGGCCTCCTGCGCCCGGGTTTCGGCCTTGCTCTGCATCTTCCAGGCTTCCTCTTCCCGGGCCTCGGCCTTGTCTGCACGGTCTTTTTCCTGCGAGACCTTCAGACCCAGCCGGTTGCAGTCTTTGGCGGTGCTCAGCTGGTCGGCGCGGGCCTTGTCCCGTTCGGTGCGGAGCTGCTGGTTTTCCTTGAGCAGCTCCTGATAGGCTTTGTTCGTGGTGACCTCACCGTTCTTGACCTTCTCCACTAGCTCCTGCGGGGCGCTGGGCTTTGCTACGGCATACAGCAGAGTAGGAGACAGCTCCTTCAGGATCTTCTGCTGGCGGGCACTGCTGCCGTCCAGCAGTGCCGAGACCTGCAACAGCCGGTATGCGGTATCCTTGGTGATGCCGATGGATACACACCAGCTTTTGAACGTATCCTCGCTATGCTGGTTGTTTCGAGCTTTTCGCATTGTGCGACAAGCTCCACCTTCACCGTTGTCGCACAATGCGACAACTCCGCACAGCGCATCATGGGCAGCGGCAATGGCATTGCCCATGTGCACAAGGCCGCGTTCGGCCATCTGCTTGCCGTGGCGGTATTCGTCCTCGGCAAAGTGCAGGTCCTCCACGGTCTGGTCGGTCAGCCCGGAATAGTCGAACGCCGGGCGCATCTCATCCGGCACGGTGGTCAGGGGCTTGTCCTGTGTCGTCTGGGTTCCGGGCACTTCCGGTTTGTCAACATCCGCAGAGTGAGCGGGAGTTAAATGCTTTTCGCCTTCGGTCTGGTAGCTGTTGCACTCCTGCACGGGATGGCCGCAGCTGTGGCAGTTTCCGAAGCATTCTTCTTTGCACCCGCCACAGGTGCAGGTGGAGCAGATGCAGGGAGCAGGAACACACGAGGAAGAATCCTCTTCCACTGGGTCGATGGGGGCATTCTTGCAGGGCTTGGCCTCCCTGAGGGCCGTCAGCATCGACTGCGGAAGCTCGTAGTCGTCCATGGGGATGAACTCGTCGCTGGTCAGAAACGCTTCCGGGGTCAGCCGCTTTTCAGCGGTCTTGGCTTTGCCGAACTTCTGTGCCAGCAGATGGCTTTCCTTCCAGACCCGTGCGGATTCGTCCCAGCGCCAGAAGCGCCCACGGGTATAGGCGTAGTAAACATTGTTGCTGTTCTGGCTGATGATGCTCATACCCTCACCTCCGTGCCCTTCAGGCGGTCCAGCATCTCGGTCTGCACATCCTTGTTCATGGGCTGGATGTTGTTGCCCTTCCAGCCGTAGCAGAGGATAGGCCCGTAAAGCTGGCGGCCTCGGTACTTCCGGTTGAGCAGACTGGCGGGCTGGATGGGACCATCATACCGGCCCACGAACAGCACCGCCGGGGTGCGGGGCAGCACGATCATCTCGCAGGGAGTGCCCAGCCGGTTCTCAATGGCCCACAGGCTGTCGGGCAGGGATGCGATTACCGGGGCCTTGCCCGGCTCGGCTAAAATACCTTTCATTTGTAAAATCCTTCCTGATATGATATCATCAAAGGTAATGGGGCTTGTGAATTCCATCACCCTTTGGGCTCATCCGTGTTACCAGCACGGGCGGGCTCATTTTTGTTGATGTCCTCGACATCCTCTTCTGCGTTTCCGAGTACAAAGCTTTCGATAAGCGGTAACCAGTCCGGCGTTAACTCGGAGATGTACCTTTTGGCATAATAGTAATAGAGTGCATTGCTGACCCGTGGGGAGCCGGTGGCTCGCTGGTCCTTGACCATGTGATTTGCCTGATTGCGGCTCAGGCCCATGCCCATCAGGAGCTTCTTCAGACGTTTTGCTTTCATGCGCCCCTCCGGTTCTGCCGGTAGTCCGGCTCTTCGGTACGGGCGTGGGTGCGGTCAACGCGGCCATAGCGGCGGGCGTTCTGTTCACGATCCTGGGCGGCAAAGCCCAGCCGCAGGAACGCTACCGCTGCCAGAACCAGGCACAGGGCCGTGACGAACTGGCTGTCAGAGATGGAGCTGCCCAGCTGTGCACCACCCTCGATGCCCATACCGTACAGCAGACTTACGGCACCGCTGGCAGCAGCCAGCCAGTACCAGACGCGGGATTTGATTTTCATGCGGTCTTTTCCTCCTTTGCGATTGCCGGGAAGAAATACTCCCCGATTTTTTCTTGCGGAATGTGCAGTGCTCTGCAGATGATAACGATCTCGTCACTCCTCCAAGGTTGTGTCCCCTTGAGCCGTGCGGTCATCGTGTTGGAGCTTACCCCAATCAGGGCCGCAAGTGCGCCCTGGTTGAGATCCTGGTCTTCTGCCAGACGACTGATTTTGAGATAAGGCTTCTTCATGGTGATTCACCTCCTTGTTGTGGTTGCATCCTTTCTGCGGTATAATCGAGCAGGAAAGGGGGTGATAAAATGATTTTTGAGAGCTTTTTAGAGATGCAAGGTTTGAATATGCAAATTGAGCGAAACGGTGAGATCGTTGCGACTGTTCCGGGTCTGCCAAATCGGGAAAAAGCAACGAATCGCCGGTATATTGGGTTTCGCCCGGGGACCGATATCAAAATAGATGATGTTGTTATCAATCCGGCAAAGGAACGGCTTTATATCACAGAAACACAGGCATCGTACTTCCAAAAGGAACAGGAGCAAATAAAAGCGTTCTATATGACCGAGGTCGAGAAAAAACGGAAAGAAACGGAACAACACCAGAGCACTATTTACAATATCGGCACAGCGTATGGCTCTGTAATTGGAACAGCCAACACAGCAACCATCAACTATCAGACGAGCTTTCGTGAACTTCGTGATCGGGCAGAGGCTGAAAATGCGCCAGATAAGGAGCAAGTCCAGAAGCTGATCGACCTTGTTGAAATGATTGTGAATGAGCAAATTCCTCCACAGCGGGGGCTGCTGTCCAAGTTTTCGGAAACGATGGAACGGCATTCATGGGTTACAAGTGCGGTTGCCTCTGCACTTGTATCGTGGTTGACACAACTTCCGCATTGACCTCAATGCTCAAATTCAGCAACGCTTTCCCGTTGCTGGATTGAGCGAACGAGTAGGCTTTCACGTTCTGGATAACCGTTTCATCTATTTGGCAGAGAATACGGTCGTCCAGCTGTGAAAGCTGAATTTCCTGCGCCCGGCCTGCCGTCTCCAGCGGCTCGCCGGGCTTTTTGGTTTCCTTCATCTTCTTCACCTCCTTGTTGGATAGGGTGATGTCGTTCATGTGGGTTGACTTCCTTTGGAATGTAACTTGTTAAGTTACTTAGTGGCCAAAAAATACGGCCTGCGGATTGTCGATGCTCAAAAGCTCTACAATCTTCGAGGCTTCATCGGTGCCAAAAACGCGCTTTTTGAGCTTGCGAGTTAAGGTCTGTTCCGAAATACCAAGCTCCTGAGCTAACATTTTTTGCGTATATCCCGCCTTTACCATGTAGGACTTGAGTAAATTGACATTTACCACTTTTTTCACCTCCAAACAACCTCGGTGTAACTTGTGAGGTCACGAGTATAATATCATCATATTTGTAACCTGTCAAGTTATTTTTGCGAATTTGATTAAAAATATTGTAAACCAACGGTTTATTTGATATACTATACTCATTGAAGGAGGTGCTCACAATGACTGTAGGCGATCGCATCCGGCAAGTCAGATTGGAGCAAGATGTAACTCAGCAGGAGCTTGCTGACTACATTGGTGTATCAAAGCAAGCTGTATATAAGTATGAGAATAACATTGTAACAAACATACCGACAGATAAAGTAGATGCAATTGCAAAACGGCTGAGAGTGTCTCCCGCCTACTTGATGGGCTGGGAGGAGCAGCCCGCCCCGGCCGCATCCAAAGAACCCACCATCCCGCCGGGTTTTGAGCCGATGCCAGCCATGGATGTGGTGCCGCTTGTAGGGCGGATCGCCTGCGGTACGCCCATCACAGCAGAAGAGAACATCGAGCAAATGGTGTGCGTGCCTTCCCGCTGGCACTC